AGAAAGCCAGCCAGTCCACCCTCTCCCCCACGGATGCGGAACTGGCCACCGGCTCCAACTGGGATGTGGTCCACTCCGGCGAGAGCGTCGAGGCCAACCGCTCCTATGTGGATGACAAGGCCATTGCCATCTGCCGCATCTTGTCCAAGGGCTGAGGTGATCTAAATGACCGTGCATGATGCCGTGGTGCTCCGGCTGGCCATGCTGGGGTACACCACCACAGACGGTGATGGTGCCGCGCTTGCGTACCTCATTGACAAGTGTGAGAGGGACATCCTGGACAACATCAACCAGACGGAGATGCCGGATGGCCTTTTTTACACCTTGGTGGACATGGTGGCCGGTCAATTCCTCTTTGATCTGAAAGCAGCCGGGAAACTGAGCGGGGACAGCTTTGACTTTGAGGCACCCGCCAAGACCATCACTGAGGGTGATGTTTCTGTCACCTTTATGGGGGCCAGCGAGGGAGCACAGACGGCGGAGGCACGCTTTGATGCCCTGCTGGACACGCTCATGCACCCTGCTGACAGCATCCTGGCGGCATATCGGAGGATGAGATGGTAGCCGCCTTTAATAAGGCTGTCCGCCGACTGTGGACCGGCACGGCCACAGTCACCGTGCTTGAGGGGGCACTCAACCCCTTAAATGGCCGCACGGAGCCCACTGAGCGTGTCACCATCCAGGATGAGGCTTGCCGCATCTCTCACGATACTGTCAAGAGCACAGAGCCGGACAATGAGGCCGCACTGGTGGCTCAAAGCGTGACGCTCTACATTGACCCCTCTGTGGAAATCCCAGAGGGGTCAAAAATTACGGTCACCCAGAACGGTGTCACCCGTGATTATGTGCGGAGCGGAAAGCCTGCGGTTTTTACCAGTCACCAAGAGGTCCCGCTTGAGCTTTTCAAGGGGTGGGCCTGATGGCACGATGGGGCAACTGCGATTATAAGCAGCTCCAGCGCCTCCGTGACAATATGGCCAAGCTCCAGGATGTGGACATGGAGAAATTCTGTGTTGAGGCATCCAAGGAGCTGGCCGCCCGTCTGCTGGCGCTGGTCATCCCACGCACTCCTGTGGGGAAATACCCAAAGGAGAGCGGGAAAAAGGGCGGCACCCTGCGGAGAGGCTGGACGGGCAAGCAAAGCGCTGGCAGCGGCGCTGACTATGCCAGGAGCCTTGAGGTGGTCAAGCACGGCACCAACTACACCATCCAAGTCATCAACCCTGTTTTCTACGCCAGCTATGTGGAGTTTGGCCACAGGGCAGCGGGAGGCAACGGATGGGTGCCGGGGCGGTATTTCCTCACCATATCTGAGCAGGAGCTTGAGCGGATGGCTCCCGGCGTGATCGAGCGCAAGCTGCAAAACATGCTGCGGGAGGTTTTCAATGTCTGAAATCAGTTATAACAGCGTCTTTGATGGCATTAGCCTTGCGCTCCATAACGCATACCCAGACCGGGAGGTGCACGCCTCAGAGGTCACGCAAGGCCTCCACCGTGGGGATTTTGCTGTGGCCGTGGTGGGCGGTGGGCACACCAAGGAGGTGGGCAAGCGCTTTTTGCGCTCTCCCATCTTTGATGTGATCTACTTTCCCATGGCGGAGGGCGTGATGCGCTCCTCAGAGTGTCTGGAGATCGCCAGCTTTGTCACGCTGCTGCTGGGCAGCATCACCACACCTGAGGGTGATGTCATCCATGGCCAAGTCAAGGACTGGACCATCACGGATGGGGTGCTGCACATTCCCGTCCAATACAACCATCATATCTATCTCACGGATGATGTGGAAAACATGGAAACACTGACGATTTTACAGGAGGGATAAGCCTATGGCGAAAACCAACACCGTGGAGGCTCCTGCTTTCACCAAGGAGCAGCTTTTGGCCTCCGCCAAGTATTCCGCCCGCAAGGATTTAATCAGCGCCTTGCTGGACGGCAAGAAAACCTACACCTCTGATGAGGTGGACCGGCTGATTGAAAACTATGAGAAAGGCAAGGTGAGTTAATATGGCTCTTGGCGGCGGCACCTGGCTTGTCCAGAACAAGGTTTTACCCGGCAGCTATATCAACTTCTCCAGCGTGGCACGGGCATCCGCCACTCTGTCTGACAGAGGCGTGGCGGCGGCTCCGTTTTCCCTGAGCTGGGGCCCGGAGGGTGAGGTCTTTGATGTCACCTCTGGGGATTTTCAGAAAAACAGCAAGACCATTTTCGGCTATGGCTTTGACCATGACAAAATGCTGGCCCTGCGTGAGATTTTCGCGCACGCCGTCACCGTCCACTGCTACCGTTTGAACAGCGGCGGTGTCAAGGCGGCCAACACCTACGCCACGGCCAAGTATTCCGGTGTGCGCGGCAATGACATCACCATTGTCATTGCGGCCAGCGTGGATGTGGCCAACGCCTTTGATGTGAGCACCTGGGTGGATGGCACCCGTGTGGACCTCCAGACGGTCACGGCGGCCAACAAGCTGGTGAGCAATGACTGGGTGGACTTCAAGGCATCTGCGGAGCTTGAGGCCACGGCGGGCCTGGCGCTCACGGGCGGCACGGATGGCACGGTCACCGGGGAAAAGCACCAGGCTTTCCTTGATGCCATTGAGCCCTATGCTTTCAACACCCTGTGCTGCCCTGCGGCGGATGCCACCACGGTCCGGCTCTATGCGGCTTTCACCCAGCGCCTCAGGGATGAGGTGGGTGCCAAATTCCAGCTTGTGGCGTGGCAGCCGTCCACTGTGGACTATGAGGGCGTGATTGGCGTGTGGAATACCGCCACCCACAGCACCATTGCCAACGTGGACAGCCATGCCCTGGTCTACTGGGTCACCGGCGCACAGGCTGGCGTGGCGGTCAACAAGTCCCTCACCAACGCCGTCTATGATGGTGAGCTCACCATCAACACCAGCCACACTCAGGCGGAGCTTGAGGCGGCGCTCAAGGCGGGCAAGTTTATGCTCCACAATGTCAATGGCCGCATCCGTGTGCTTGAGGACATCAACACCCTGCTGACCCTCACGGACACCAAGGGTGAGATTTTCCAGAGCAACCAGACCATGCGCGTGTGTGACCAGATCGCCAATGACATTGCGGTGTTGTTCAACACCCGCTATCTGGGCGTGGTGCCCAATGATGCCTCTGGCCGCTCCTCTCTGTGGGGGGATGTCGTTTTCTACATCCGGCAGCTTGAAACCATCCGGGCTGTGGAGGACTTTGATGAGGGCATCGTGGCCTGTGAGCAGGGTGACAGGAAAAAGGCTGTGCTGCTGACCGTCAACGGCCTCAGCATCGTCAACGCCATGGCCCAGCTCTACATGAGCGTGGTCATCCAGTAAAGGAGGAAATGAGCTATGTCTGATAGGACCATGAACACTCAGGATGCCCTCAGCGCCAACTATGCGGAGTGCTTTGTGACGCTGAACGGCACCCGTCACTCCATGTTGATGGCCAAGGAGTTTGAGGGCAAGGCCACGGTCAACACCGCTGAGGTGCCCCGTCTGGGCTCCGTGGTGGTGGGCCACAAGGCTCAGACCGTGGCGCTGGCCTTTTCCATGACCATCTACAAGTGCACCGAAATCTTTGATGAGGTCATCGAGCAGTTTATCAAGACGGGCGTGATGCCCGCCTTTACCATCCAGACCTCCAACGATGACCCCGCCACCAGCGTGGGCCGGAGCACCAAGATTTACAACAACTGTGTGCTGGACGGTGATGTGCTGCTCTCCATGTTCAACGCCGAGGGGGACTTTGTGGAGCAGTCCATTGAGGGCTACTGCGAGAGCTTTAGCCGCCCCGAAAAGCACACCAATCCGTCCTACATGTAAGGGCGGACCCGTCAACTAAAGGAGGAAATCATCTATGAGCAACCTGTCCGCATTTATGCGCTCCAACGTGGAGCAGATCGAAAACACCAAGATTGCCGCCTCCCCCCGTTTCAAGGGGGAGGACGGCAACCCCATGGAGTGGGAAATCTGTTGCATCTCCGCTGACGAATATGCCCGCATCCGCTCCTCCTGCATCAAGCAGGTGCCGGTGGTGGGCAAGAAAAACCAGTTTACCCAGCAGCTTGACACCTATGCTTTCCAGGCAAAGGTGTGCGCCCGCTGCACCGTGGTCCCTGATCTGAACAACGCCGAGCTCCAGGATAGCTGGGGCGTGGCCACTCCCCATGAGCTGCTGGGTAAAATGCTCATCGGCGGGGAGTTTGATGATTATGTCACGGAGGTTTTCCGCATCAACGGCTTTAAGACTGAGAATGAGCTTGTTGATGAGGCAAAAAACTAATCAAGGACGGTGACCCTGAGGCCAACTATGCACACTTTTGTTTGCAGCGGTTTGGCTGGGAGCCGTCCAAGTTTCTTGCCCTCCCGGAAAAGGAGCGTGCTTTTGTGATCGCCTCCATTGATGTCCGCTGCGAGGCGGAGAAAAAGAAAGAGGCCGAGATCAAGAGCAAAGCGAAAAAAGGGAGATAAACACCATTTGCGGCCCTGCTGCCCTCACTGGGCGGCGGGGCCTCATTTTCCACATTGAGGAGGTGAAAATGTGGCAAGTATCAAGTCTCAGATGGCCCTCAATGACGGGATGAGTGCCGTGCTCAAGAAAATCACCAAGGCGCTGGACACCACCCTTGCGGGCTTTGAGCAGGTACAAGCCGCCTCCGGGCAAGCTATTGATGATAAGCTGCTCCGTGCAGCCCATGTGGAGCTTGCACAGGCCAACAATGAAATTGACCGCATGGAGGCCAGTTTTAAGCAAGCCCAACAGCGGGAGGAGAGTTTCAACAGCAGCCTCCGGGCTGGCACCTCTGCCGCTGATGGCCTCCTCACCAAAATTGCATCTATTGCGGCGGCATATCTCAGCTTGTCCTCCATCAAAAACCTTGTCACGGACAGCCTGGGTGCCGCTGATACTCAGATAAACGCACAGGTGCAGCTCCGCACCGTGCTGGAGAACATGGGCACCATGGACAGCTTTGAGCCTCTGGAGGGCATCCTGTCCGTGGACACCACCGGGGCGCTCAGTGAATACCAGAGCCTTGTGGCAGGTGTGGACGGCACAGAGCTGGACAACACTCTGGCGCTGGACACGGCTGGAGCCCTCAGCACCTATGAGAGCTTTTCCGGCAGTGTGGACGGTGCGGTGCTCACCGGCACCATGACATTGGACACCACCGGGGCCATGACTGCCTATGATGCTATTATTGCCAAAGCCTCCGACATCCAGAGCCGGGGCATCTACGGTGATGAGGCTATGATTGCGGGAGCGGCAGAGCTGGCCACCTATTTCTCTGATGCCAACGCCATCCTCAGCATGATGGACACCCTGAGCAACTATGCCATGGGTATGTCTGGAGGCGGAGAGCTTGACACCACGGCCATGGTGGACTACGCCACCGGCATTGGTAAGATAATGACCGGCAGCTATGATGCCATGACCAAAAAGGGCTTTGAGTTTTCCGAGGTCCAGAAAGCCATCATTGAGGGCACCGCTACCAATGCACAGATTGCGGAGGAGCTTGGCGCTGAGTATGTCAACATGAGCAATGACATGCAAGCCGCCGCTGTCATCAATGACATCATTGGTGAGAGCTGGGATGGCTTATATGAGGCCATGAGCCGCACCCCGGAGGGGCAGATCATCCAGTTTAACAATGCTCTGGGAGATGTCAAGGAAACCATCGGCGCTGGCATCTATCCTGCGGTGCTGGACTTTATGAGCGTATTCCAGGAGAATTTGCCGCAAGTCCAAGAGCTGGCACTCAACTTTGCCAGCACGCTGGGCCTTATCATT